CTCATGCGCGTTGAAAGCGTTTCCACAGGATTTATGTTAGTGCGTCGTCATGTTTTTGAGCACATGATTGAAAAACACCCAGAGTGGCAATACAAAGGCGATGGCGATGGCGAGCTAGAACATGCGCTCTTCGACTTTATGATATTGGACGGTCAGTATATCGGCGAAGACTATGCGTTTTGCCTGAGAGCAAGACACGAAGGCTTCAAGATTTACCTTGACCCCATGATCAGTTTGCCGCATATTGGCACCGAAGAATTTACTCGGGACTTTGAGAAAGATGTTCTACGACCCCTGCTCAAAGATCATGCAAAAGCACATTTAAAAGTAGCTTATGGCTAAGACTCCAGCATGGCAACGCAAAGAAGGCAAGAACCCCAACGGCGGCTTGAACGCCAAGGGACGGGCCTCTGCGAAAAAACAGGGCATGAACCTAAAGCCCCCGCAACCAGAGGGCGGCTCACGGCGAGACTCTTTTTGCGCCCGGATGGAAGGCCACAAGAAAAAGAATACGTCCACAAAGACAGCCAAAGACCCAGACTCTAGAATAAATAAGGCTTTAAGAGCATGGAACTGCTAACTTGTACTCGCTGTAAAGTAGACAAGCCAGCAACGGCTGAAGCTTTCCCATTACATAATAAAAAACGAAATGGTTTAGATAGCTGGTGTCGAGAATGCCGAGCCACTTACAGAAGCTCGATTAATCGCGGAAAATTTAGAGATGTAATTTCAGATGAGGCTCTCAAAGAATTAAAGTCCACCGTAAAGCAATGTGTTATTTGTGGAGTTGAAGAAAAATTAGTTGTTGATCACAACCACAAGACCGGTAAGATCAGAGGTTTGCTGTGTAATCATTGCAACAGAGGTTTGGGGCATTTTAGAGACGATCCTACTTTGCTAGAGTTTGCAGCGCAATACTTGTATGCTTCAGCAGAGCATCCAAAGTGGGACGCATACAAAAAGGGTGTGTCAAGCCATGCCTAGTACTTCTAAAAAGCAACATAATTTCATGGAGGCGGTGGCCCATAGCCCATCGTTCGCCAAGAAAGTGGGAGTCCCACAGTCCGTGGGCAAGGATTTTTCCAACGCGGACAAGGGCCGCAAATTTTCAAAAGGTGGTGATACTATGGCTTCAAAAATGAACCCCGGCATGATGGCAATGATGGAGAAAAAATCCATGAAGAAGATGGCTTCTGGTGGCATGGCTCCTTCGTCTATGGGCAAAGTTAAGACAGCGGCTCCTAGCCGTGATGGCGTTGCAACCAAAGGCAAAACCAAAGGTACGCAAGTCAAAATGGCTGGTTCCGGTGTGCCTAACGGTATTGGCATGGGCATGAAAAAAGGCGGCATGACCAAAAAGATGAACTACGGCGGCAAGTGCTAATTTAAGGAGTCCTTCATGGCTACCAAAGAGCAAATGCTTCAAGAAGTGCGGGATGAAAAAGAACGCTTGAAGGCGGAAAAAGCCTACAACGATTCTTTGACAAATACGGAGTATGCGCCTAAGCCTATAAAGGCCCCGCGCAGAAGAACCATGACTGAAATGCCCAAGGTGAACGAAATGGGTGATGCTGTTGGGTACAAATCAGGCGGTTCCGCTTCCAAGCGTGCCGATGGCTGTGCTGAACGCGGTAAAACACGCGGAAAGATGATTTAATCATGATGCCCAGCCGTGGAATGGGAGCTATAGCCCCTTCTAAAATGCCTAAAGGCGTGCGTAAAGCACGTCGAGACGACACCGACTTTACTCAGTATGCTGAGGGTGGTAGCGTTAATGCTGCTGGTAACTATACCAAGCCCAGTCTGCGTAAGCGGATCGTAAGCCAAGTCAAAGCTGCGGCAACTCAAGGCACCGGTGCAGGGCAATGGTCGGCCAGAAAGGCACAGCTTGTAGCTAAGAAATACAAGGCGGCTGGCGGGGGCTACAAAGATTGAAAGCGCCGCAGCAATCCCTGAAAAATTGGGGCGACCAGAAATGGCGCACTAAGTCGGGGAAGCCGTCATCAAAAACAGGTGAGAGATATCTCCCTGAAGCTGCGATCAAAAGTCTCAGTCCTTCTGAGTACGCTGCTACCACACGGGCAAAGCGGGCCGGTAAGAAAACCGGCAAACAATTTGTAGCGCAACCCAAGAGCATAGCTCAGAAAACAGCGAGGTTCCGATAATGGCAAAGTTTCCTGATTTAACGGGTGATGGCAAAGTTACCCAAGCGGACGTTCTTAAAGGTCGTGGCGTTGAAGGCATGAAAAAAGGCGGCTCTGCTAAAAATTGGATTGCCAGTGCTATTAAAAAACCCGGTGCTTTAAAAAAAGAATTGGATGTTAAAGCGGGTGAAAAGATCCCTGCTAAAAAGCTTGCTGCGGCTGCAAAAAAGTCCGGTAAAGTAGGACAACGCGCACGTTTAGCTCAAACATTAAAAAGCTTTAAGAAATGACCACCACCGGCTCCACCCTCTTCAACATGGATTTTACGGAGATCGCTGAAGAGGCGTGGGAGAGGGCTGGGCGGGAAATGCGTAGTGGTTACGACTTGCGCACAGCGCGTAGGTCTATGAACCTGATGACCATTGAATGGCAGAACAAGGGCATCAACATGTGGACAATGGAGGAAGGGTTTATTGACCTGACCCCCGGCCTCGCCACCTATGCGCTACCCACAGATACGATTGATTTGCTTGAGCATGTGATTCGTACGGGGGCTAACTCTTCATCAACCCAAGCCGACTTAACCATCACACGTATTAGTGTTTCTACTTATGCCACTATTCCAAACAAGTTACAGCAAGCTCGTCCAATTCAAGTCTGGGTTCAGCGCCTTTCTGGGCAAGTTAACCCAACGAGTTCGGTCTTGGTCGGAGCCATCACCTCCACGAGCACAACGATCACGCTTGACACGGTGGTTGGGTTAGCCGGGTCAGGCTTTATTCGGATTGGCACAGAAGATATCTACTACACCTACGTCACAGGCAACGTTCTTGGCGGTGTGTACAGAGGCCAAAACAACACAACCGCAGCTTCGCATGCGAATGGTGATGCAGTATTTGTCCCGCAGCTTCCAGCGGTAACTGTGTGGCCCACACCAGATAACAGCACAGACTATCAGTTTGTTTATTGGAGACTACGCCGAGTGCAAGATGCTGGCGCAGGTGTAGAAACAGCAGACATGAACTTCCGATTTTTGCCTTGTTTGGTAGCCGGTTTGGCCTATCACATCGCAATTAAAGTACCTGAATTGATGCCTCGCGTTTCAATGTTGAAGCAGATCTACGACGAAACTTTTGAAACTGCTGCTGGTGAAGACCGCGAAAAAGCGGCGGTTCGTTTTGTTCCTAGGCAGATGTTTATTGGTACAAGCTAATGGGCAATAGATTTGCATCTGGCAAGAAAGCCATTGCTGAATGTGATCGTTGTGGGCAGCAGTATTTACTAAAAAGACTGAAAACGGAGATCATCAAGCAACGTAAATATCAGTTATTGGTGTGCCCTGAGTGTTGGGATCCTGATCAACCCCAGTTGATGCTGGGGACGTTTCCAGTAGATGACCCGCAGGCTTTACGTAACCCACGAAGAGACACAACATATGTAACTTCTGGCATTAACGCAAATGGTAATTTGTCAGGTGGTTCAAGAGACATTCAATGGGGATGGAACCCAGTTGGCGGTGCTAGGGGTTTTGATGATGCGTTGACGCCAAACAACTTGGTAGCAACGGATTTTGTTGGTACAGTAACGGTAAGCGTAACCTAGGAGTTAAAAATGGACAAAGCAGATTTAAAACAGGACAAGAAAATGATAGCTGGTGCTGTACACAAGCACGAGAAGAAGCTACATCCCGGTCAACCCATGACTAAATTTGCCAAAGGCGGCAAGACCAATATGCAGATGCGTACTTTGGGTCGCGGCATGGCTAAAGTTGCTAACCAGATGAAGTCTTCAAGGAGCAAATAATGGCTAAATTCAGCAAAAAAGTGATGGGTAAAGAAGTTGGCGATGCTATGGTCTACGCCAAACCCCACACTATGGATGGCAAAGAAATGAAGATTTCTAACAATCCCGGCAAAGAACCTAACCACAGTGAGTTACAGACGTTAGATATGTCTGTTGGCGCGTACAGTAAATCTGCCGGTAATGAGCAGCCTAAAACAAGCGGCATCAAAATCCGTGGAACCGGTGCGGCTACCAAAGGTGTGATGGCAAGAGGCCCAATGGCATGACCTACTCCGAGTTGGTGATCGCTGTTTCTGACTACTGTGAGAATACATTTCCCACAGTGGATATGGATGTGTTCATCAAACAAGCTGAGCAGAGGATATACAACACTGTCCAGATTGCGAACTTGCGGAAGAATATGACGGGCACGGTTACAACTGGAAACCCCTACCTGTCTGCGCCAAACGACTTTCTGTCTGCTTACTCTTTGGCTGTAATCAGCGGCAGCGAATACTTGTATTTGCTCAACAAAGACGTGAACTTCATGCGTGAAGCGTATCCCAATACAGCAGCGGCGTATCGGGGAAAACCTAAACACTACGCTATCTTTGGCCCTCAGTCTTCGCTCGTAACTGAATTAACGTTCTTATTAGGCCCAACTCCTGACACCACATACAGCGTAGAACTTCATTTCTACTACTATCCAGAGTCCATCGTAACTGCTGGCACAACATGGCTTGGGGATAACTTTGATTCAGCCTTGTTGTACGGAACTATGTGTGAAGCTATCACCTATATGAAGGGTGAAATTGAAACGGTTAAGCTGTACAACGATAGGTATGTGCAGGCTATTGCGCTGCTCAAGAACTTGGGTGATGGCAAACAACGCATGGACGCTTACCGTGATGGTCAGGTCAGGATACCTGTGTCATGAGTATTGTTCAGACCCAGACCACATCGTTCAAGGCCCAGTTGTATCAGGGTATACACGATCTGACTACAGACGTAATAAAGATTGCTTTGTATACCGCAGACGCCAATCTCAACGAAGCCACCACCGTCTATTCCACAACCAATGAAGTTGTGGCCTCTGGTTATTCAGCGGGCGGTTTGGTGTTGACCCCCATAACGGTAAATTCTTCCGGTTACACAGCTTATGTTGGGTTTCCAAACGTCACTTGGACGGCAGCGCTAACGGCTAGATGCGCATTGATTTACAACTCAAGCAAAGCCAATAGATCTGTTGCGGTGCTTGATTTCGGGGCTGACAAAACGTCAACCAATACTTTTACAATCACTATGCCACCAAACACGGCAACAGATGCGCTGTTGCGCAGCTCTGCTTCGATTTAATTAAGGAGTCCACTATGTTAAATACCAAAGCAACCTCTCAAGACACCATTGGTGCAATGCTGACCCGCGCTGCAAGTGCTGATGGTCACGCCAAAGCTGGCGGTGTATTTACAATCGAGTGCCATGACTCTGAGGGTAACCTCAAGTGGTCTGAAGCACTGCCCAACCTCGTGGTGAACGTGGGTCTGCAAGACATGAACGCGCAGTATTTCAAAGGCAGTGCTTACACTGCCGCTTGGTATATCGGTTTGTATGGCGCAGCCGCCAGTAATAATCCCGCTGCGTCAGACACCATGTCTTCACACGCTGGCTGGACTGAAATCGTTCCATACAGCAACGCTACACGCCCCGCTGCCACGTTTGGTACAGCAACCACTGCTAACCCCTCAGTGCAGACCAACTCAGCCTCTCCTGCTGCGTTCACCATCAACGCCACTGCCACTGTTGGCGGCGCGTTCTTGACCAGCAACAGCACCAAGAGTGGTACAACAGGTATTCTGTTTTCTGCTTCTGACTTTGCCTCCCCCGGTGACCGTGTGGTCGCTTCTGGCGATACTTTGAACGTGACTTACACATTCAGCCTTACCGCTACTTAAAGGAAACAATCATGGCTACTACTTTCAAAAAAGGTGAAGTTGTAAAGCTTTCCGCTGCTGTGCCACAAGGCCCAGTTGTTGCTCTGCGCATGGATGAGGACGGTACCGTTCAATATCTAGTGGAATGGCAAGACGCTGAAGGAACAACACAGCAACGCTGGTTTGATGAAGATCAATTGACCGGGGCCTAATATGGCTGAAGGCGGCTGGGGTTCCGGCACTTGGGGCGAAGCGGCATGGGGAGGTTCGGTTTATGATCGCAGTACCCCAGAGACTGTTTCGGCCTTAGATTCGGAAATCGTCGCTGGAAGCACGTTTGGTAGTGCAGTCGCTGAGACTGCATCTAGTGTCGATGCAATCCTTGTTGCTGCAAGCACATTAGTTGTCTCTGTAAGCGAGACAGCTTCAACCGCTGACACCAACACCGCCACGCAAATTTTTGCTACTGCGGTTGATGAAACAGCTTCTGGTGTGGACACGGAAGCCGTTGCCGCAAGCACGTTCAAAGTCTCTGTTGATGAAACTGCCTCGACTACTGAGTCCCAGTTTGTTGCTGGAAGCACGTTTGGTAGCGCAGTCTCTGAGACTGCTTCGGGTGTTGATGCCGTACTGTCCATAAACACGTTCAACACTTCAGTTACCGAGACTGCTTCTGGAGTTGACGCAACACGCGTTGCATCCAGCACATTTAATGTGTCGGCAAGTGAAACTGCCACGGCGACTGACGCAATCGCTGCGCAACAGATTTTTGTGACTGCGGTAAACGAAACTGCGGCGGGTATTGACAACACAGCGACCCAACAGGTTTTTGCTTCCATAGTTTCAGAAACTGCTGCGGGAGTAGACGCACTCACTTCCAGCTTTGCGTTTTTTGGAAACGTGAACGAGACTGCAACCGGATCAGAAACAAACGTAGCCAAGCAGGTAATAACGGTAGACATGAGCGAGAGTGCCACGGGATCAGACACAATGTCTGTTCGGCACACCCTCGAAACCTCGGTTTCCGAAGGTGCTGTGGCTTCTGTGGAAGCAGTTGTAGCCGCTTCAATTTTCTACGCATACTTAGTGGCTAATGCCACAATTGCTGACCAGCTCACCGCTAGGTATCTTTGGGAGCTAATTGATGACAACCAGACCGCAAACTGGCAAAATATTAGCAATGGGCAAACCCCCGCTTGGGCGACCATCAATACAGATGAAACCGCCAACTGGCAACAAGTCGTAACATGAGGTCAAACACATGACAACAGCATATACATCCCTCCTTGGTCTGGCCCTTCCGGTCACCGGAGAGCTATCGGGTACTTGGGGCGATACCGTCAATAACGCTATCACGTCACTGCTGGATACAGCGGTAGCGGGCACGACCAGCATCACAACCGATGCAGACATCACGCTGACGACCACCACAGGCGCGTCCAACCAAGCACGGCAAGCGATCATTCTGTGGAACCCAGCCTCGGGCACCACAACCCGCAACATCACTGCTCCCGCGCAGTCCAAAATTTACACGGTGATCAACGCCTCTGGCGGCACTCAGTCCATTGTGCTTCGTGGGGTAGGCCCAACTACAGGCGTAACCATTGTCAAAGGCGAATCAGCTGTTTGCGCGTGGAACGGCTCAGACTTCATTAAAGTCAGTAATACAAGCGGTTCAGGAACATTTACCAACCTGACCGTAACAGGTAATACCATTCTTGGCGATGCCTCCGCTGATACCCTAACAGTCAATGCAACGATCACCAGCAATTTAATTTTTACCGACAACACCTACGACATTGGTGCATCTGGTGCTACTCGTCCTCGCACTTTGTATTTGGGTACATCTTTAATTACCCCAGCAATCACAAACTCTGGCTTGACTACTGGTCGAGTTGTTTACACAACCACTGGTGGCCTTGAGACAAGTTCTGCCAACTTGCTGTACAGCGGTACTGACCTGACTGTTTACGGCCTCACAGTAGGACGTGGTGGTGGTGCTGTGGCCACCAATACTGCGGTGGGTGCAAGTGCTTTGTCAGCTACTTCTACTGGAACATTTGTTACAGGCATCGGTTCGGGTGCGGCTACTTCAAATACCTCAGGTGGTTCAAACACGGCAGTTGGAGGTTCTGCATTAGGCTCAAATACTACAGGCAGTTTTAATACTGCTGTTGGTGCTGGAACATTTGGCGTCGATTTTGGTGCGCTTGGGCTTAACACGACAGGTTCAAACAATACCGCTGTTGGTAACTTTGCCCTGCGCTCCAACACTACAGCATCTAATAACACAGCAGTAGGTTATCAAGCTGGATATAGTAATACTACAGGAGCAGTAACTGCGTTTGGTTATCAAGCACTTTACGCAAACACAACTGCGGGTGGTAATGCTGCATTTGGTGATAGGGCAGCGGCAAACAACACAACTGGCAACTCCAATCTTGCCGCAGGAACGATTGCTTTACTTGCTAACACAACAGGCAGTCAAAACACAGCCTTGGGATATGCTGCTCTTACTGCAAACACAACAGCATCTAGTAACACTGCTGTGGGTTATCAGGCTGGGTATACGCAAACAACAGCCTCCAACAATACTTTCTTAGGTTTTAAAGCTGGATTTGGCGTAACAACTGGCGAAACTAACGTAGGTCTTGGTCGCTTGTCAATTGGTGGTTCTGGTTCTGCTGTTACTGGTTCAGACAATGCGGCGTTTGGTAACGCATCTATGTATAGTATGACTACTGGAAGTAACAACGTTTCTGGTGGTACTCAATCATTATTTTCAAACACAACTGGGTCAAACAACGTTGCTATTGGACTATCTGCTCTTAATAGCAACACCACAGCCAGTAACAATACTGCTGTAGGCTATCAGTCTCTTGCCTCCAACACCACAGCATCTAACAACACAGCAGTAGGTTATCAGGCGGCTTACCTAAACACAACTGGCAAGGTAAACGCTTTTGGTTTTTACGCCTTGTATAACAACAGCACTGGTGTAGCAAACTCATCTTTTGGTGGTAATGACGGCAGTTCATCAGCCGCACTTCAAACGAATACAACTGGAAGTTATAACTCAGCTTTTGGCGTAGGTGCATTAGCGGGCAGCACCACAGCATCTAACAACACTGCTGTAGGATATCAAGCTGGGTATTCCGCAAATGGAGCAAACGCAGTCAGCATCGGTTATCAGGCTGGATACCAAAATTTGACAGGTAACTATTCTGTTTCGGTTGGTTATCAGGCTTTGTATGGCGGTGCATCTGCGGACATTGACAGGGCTGTTGCCATCGGTGCGTTTGCGTTAAAGAGCGACACGACTGGTGACTACAATGTCGCCGTTGGATACGAGGCACTCCAAGCCAACACCACAGCATCTAACAACGTGGCTGTAGGTTATCAGGCTGCATATGCATCTACTACTGCTGTTGGAACTACTGCTGTCGGGTATCAAGCTGGCGTTGCTGCAACCACTGGTGTAACCAATGCTTTTGGATATCGTGCCCTTGCTTCCAACACTACCGCTTCTGGCAATAGCGCATTTGGACAACAGGCTTTGACAAGCAACACTACTGGTGACAACAATACGGCAATGGGGTTGCAGGCGGGGTATTCAAACAGCACTGGCTCAAACAACACAGCCATCGGACTTGCTTCCCTCTACTCCAACACCACAGCATCTAACTGTACTGCTGTAGGTTTTCAGGCTGGGTACAGCAATACGACTGGCATTGAACTAACTGCACTTGGTTATAAAGCACTCTATGCAAACACGGGAAGTTCTAATACTGGATTAGGCGAGCGTAGTTTGCAAGCAAACACTACAGGAACTCAAAACACTGCTGTGGGTTCGTTTTCTATTGCTGCTAATACAACAGGAAGTTACAACGTAGGAGTAGGAAGAGAATCATTACCCACTAACACTACAGGCTCATACAACACGGCTGTTGGTACTTACGCCCTTTACAACAACACCACAGGCACATATAGCACTGCTGTAGGTTATCAAGCCCTCTACACCAACAATGAGTCATACAACACTGCCGTTGGTAATGCTGCTGGGTACTCAAATACCACAGGCGGCATCACGGCAATTGGTTCGGAAGTTTTGTACGCCAACACCACTGGCGAGGCTAACGTGGGCGTGGGGGGTAACGTAAACTCTGTTACGGCTTCTACGTTACGCAACAACACTACTGGCTCGTACAATACAGCCGTGGGTATGGGCGCTTTATATGCCAACACCACAGCCTCCAACAACACAGCTGTTGGTTATCAGGCTGGATATAATTCAGGTGGAAGTTCTAATACTTTTGTTGGTCAAAATGCTGGGCCAATTAACGCTTCATTAGGTTCATTTAATTCAGGATTAGGTGCTGGTGCATTGTATGGATTAACTGACGGTGCAAATAATGTGGCTATTGGTTATCAATCTCTTTTAGCTAATACATCAGCATCAAACAACACTGCTGTAGGTTATCAGGCGGCTTACAGTAATACAACTGGTGCATCAAATGTAGCGATTGGGCGCGGTGCTTTGTACGCAAACACGACTGGAAGTGACAATACTGTTGTAGGTTATGCAGCGGGAGAAGCTTCCACCACCGCCACAAGAAACACATTTGTTGGTTTGTATGCTGGTCTTTCTTTTACAACAGGTAGCGCAAACGTCGCTATTGGCGATCGTGCTTTAGACGCAAACCAAACTGGCGACAACAATGTCGCAGTAGGAACATACGCACTAAGTGCCGCTACTGGAGTTTGGAACACAGCAGTTGGTGCTGGTGCTGGTGACTCAATCACTACAGGGGCAAAGAACACCTTACTCGGTCGCTACAACGGCAATCAAGGCGGTCTAGACATCCGCACATCAAGCAACTACATCGTGCTGTCTGATGGGGATGGGAATCCACGACAATATTTTAGAAATGACGGGGTTTTATTTGTCCCATCTGTTTATGCAACAACCAATGCCGCCGCTGCAAACGTCTATGTAGGCTCCGATGGATTTATAGGACGCTCTACATCATCTTTGAAATACAAGAAAGATGTGCAAGACGCAACACATGGCCTTGCCGATGTTCTTAAATTGCGCTCGGTAACATTTAAGAGTAAATCAGAATCTAATGGAGATACTGTTTTTGGTGGCTTCATTGCAGAAGAAATAGACGCATTAGGGTTAACAGAGTTTGTTCAGTATGCAGATGATGGAAGTCCTGATGCGCTTGCATATGGCAACATGGTTTCATTGCTTGCAAAAGCCATCCAAGAACAACAAGCCCTTATCCAAGACCTCACCACCCGCTTGGCAAAACTCGAAGCCAAATAACCTAAAGGAAATATCATGTCTGAAATCATCGAACAAATCACCGCAGAAGAAATTGCTCGCCATATGAGCGCAGCTATGGATTCCGTAAACCTGATCAACGCAGGTCAACCCGAAGGCATGGAAGATGCTGATTGGGCAGACTGCTTGGAGCGTAATAAGGAGCACCTCATTTTGATGCTGGCAAAAGACTTCTGGACTGACGAAGACTTGAAGCCTCTGCAAGACGCAGCTAAATAACGGGAAGCCGCCACCCGACCTTGGCGGCACATTGAAAGGAACTACGATATGGCAAACAAACAGCCCCAAATCGTGACAATCGACGGAGTTGAGTACGACGCAGCT